CTAAGTTCCTAACCACTTTTAATGGTCCGGTGCACAGCTTTACTGTGGACCGTGGCACTGAGTTTAGTGGGCTAGTATCACTTGAATCACAATATGGTATTAAGACCTATTACTGCCATGCTTATACGCCAGCTGAACGTGGTAGTAATGAACGCTTTAATCGGAATTTACGTTATTTTTATCCTAAAGGGACTCGTTTTGAGCACATTAGTGCTCAAGATTTAACGACGACGTTACTCCAAATTAACCAGCGACCGCTTAAAATACTCGACTGGCAAACACCGTATCAGGTTATGCTGACAAATTTGTCCAAAAATTCGGATTAAATTTGCAATCTACCCTTTACCGATACTCACGGCTTTACCGAGCGGGGTATATCGCTATCAGTACGACCGAGAGCTGGAATTATGGTCTTGAGGACCCTTTGAACCCGGACAGACTGTTGCGAATCCCATTTATTACGGCGTTTAGCTCCAAGAAGGTCAACGAGACCAAGTTCGATGATGACGTCTTCTCACCAACTTACGGTCAAGCTCTAAGTTATCAGATCAACAACGGAACCGCTGACGTGCAAGGGTCAAATTATTATGGGGTACAGCAGGTAGATAAGTCACGTTTGCTTCGCCAACAAGAACTGCGGTTCGAAGATGAAACGGAAGGTATCTCGCTATTGGAGACCATTTACGACATCTTGATGACGATGGATACAGGGCTCTACTCAGTCGGGGAGATTCTGTACGACTATGTTTTTAAGGTTTTCAAGTCTCCATCGGTTGACGACACGAGTCCCGATAAGCTGTTGCAGGTCGGGGCGGCCGCTTCGTCCAAGTTTAGAACTGAGTCCACCGCGTTGATTAGTGACAAGGACGAATTGACCAAAGAATCAACCAACGTCGGCGGCATCGACAGCTTGCTTGATTTCTTGTGGGAATACCTTAGTGGCGCGGCCCGCATGCCTAAGTCGGTTCTTAAAGGCCAAGAGGCCGGAACACTGACTGGGGCACAGTATGATGTGATGAACTACTATAGCCGCATTGCTTCGGACCAAGAGAACAAGATGCGACCACAGCTGGAATATTTGCTCAAATTGCTTATGCGAGCCAGTGATGAGTGCGGCGGATCGCTAGACCCCGACACCGTTAACTGGTCCATCGAATTTAACCCGCTGTGGTCGGTTGATTCGCAAACCGATTCACAGATTCGCCTAGCAAATGCCCAGGCCGACCAGATTTACATTCAAAACGGCGTGCAAGGACCTGAAGAGGTTCGAGAGGCACGTTTTGGTTCCAGTGGCATGGACCCGGATGGTTCAGTTGATATGGACAGTATGAGTGATGACGAGCGCCGGGCGGTAGTTGAGGCTTATCGCAAAGAACATGGCGGTGATTAGCCATGAGAGTGCCACACACGCGTTATCCACTAAGAATTGAGAAATCATACGCACATACTGTCGGTAAGGCTGTAGGCCAAGTTGAGAGCACTACACTACTGTTGCTTAAGTCAGAGGTCAAGCCAGTAATTGACCGAGGAACTGTCAACGACTCGCTTTACAACGACGACATGATCGACTGGGTTGAATCCCTAATTAACCGGTTAAAGGAGCTGATTCTTGGTTCTTTTACAGATACTGACGCGAAGCAAATGGTTGAGCGGTTTATGTCGGCTATCAACACCAGTAATCGTGCCAACGTGGCGTCGCAGATTCAATCTCACGAGCTAGTGAAACATTCGACATTGCTTTCTACTGGTAAGCCGGTAGTCTTGGCGATTAATCCGGTCGCAGGGGATGCACAGCTCGATGGTTACATTAAAGGCAAGATTGCCGAAAATGTCAGTTACATCAAGGGTATCCGCGATGATTATGCGACGAAGATTGAGCAGATTATCTACCGTGGCGTCACAAAGGGGCAATCTTATGGTGAGATGGCGGAAGCAATCCGTCACCAAGGCAAGATGAGTCGCAATCGTGCCGCTTTCATTGCCCGGGACCAGTCCGGGACTATCTACAGTCAGATGACCCGTACTAGGCACCAAGCAGCTGGAATTAACCACTTTCAATGGCGTGGAATGATGGACGAGCGTGAACGTGCCAGTCATGTGGCACGTGAAGGCATTATCTACAATTATGACACGGCTGACTTACTCCCCGGAGAAGATTATGGGTGCCGTTGTACTGGTGATCCGGTTTTTGATGACGAATTAGATGATTCAGAAGAATAACGAAACGAAGGGAGGTGAAAGTATGGCAGATACAAATTCATCTAGTGCCGCAAATACGCCAAGCTCTGCAGCACCTAGCTCTAAAATCGCTACTAGCATGTATGCTTCGAGTACGACACCAGCAGCACCAGCAACTGAGCCTAAGAGTACGGTCAAGACCGTGACCTTAAAAGAAGGCGACAAGCTATGGCGGGTTGCCACTGATGCTGGTATTTCACTGGACACACTTGTAAAAATTAATGGCTTGAAGGACTATTCGGTTAAGCCCGGTAAGGTTCTGCAATTGCCATAGGAGGTAATTGCATGAAATTTTATGATCGTGCTGAGCTTGGCAAGTATACTGAAACGCCTGAAGGTTATTTACACGGGGAGTTTCCGATTACGCGTCCCGGAGTTTTTCCGTATATGCGTAATGGTGGAAGTGTCTCCCAAGTGGCAAAACTTCCGGATGAGGTATTTTCTAAGGAGACCATCGAATCTGCCAACAATAAGCCATTGACTAATGACCACCCAAACGTGGGTGTTGATGTGCGGAACTTCAAGGCATTATCTGTAGGGATGACCGACAGTGATGCCCACGTTGAGGACAATAAGCTGGTAGTTGGGGCGACCATTACGGACCCAGACATGATTGCCCAAGTTAAGTCGGGTAAGCGGGAGCTTTCAATTGGATTCAATGCCGATGTTCCCACGGAATCCGGAGAGTACGGCGGAGCCCAGTATGACGCCGCTCAGCGCAATATCAAAATTAATCACATTGCTATCGTAGATAGAGGCCGCGCAGGTCATGGAATTTCAATCCATGACAGTGCGGTTTTTGTTATGGGCGATAACAACACGAATACAGGAGGAAAACACATGGCTAATTTGATTATCGACAGCCAACAGTTCGAAGTGGACCAGCATGTTGCAGATGCCCACGACGACTTAAAGAAGCAAGTGGCTGCTAAAGAGGCTGAACTTGCAAAGTTAAAGAAGCAACTCAATGGGGCAAATGACGAAGCGGCGAGCTCTAAGAAGGAAGCCGACTCACTCAAGGGTGAACGGGATGCCTTAAAGACGCAACTTAAGGATGCTCAAGATAAGCAACTTGATCAAGACGCCTTAGACAAGCGTATTGATGCGCGGCTTGCATTACAGACTAGTGCGGCCCGTTTCGTCGGTGATAGCTTCGACTTCAAGGGAAAGACTGACCGGGAAGTTAAGGTGGCTGCCATCAAGACCACCAATGATTCCTTTGATGAAAAGGATAAGTCTGACGACTATATCAATGCATTCTACGATTCTGCGGTTTCCTTGGCAGATAAGAAAGGGTTCACTCACACGTTGGGTGGCCAAGGTGGGAACCAAAACGAAACTGACTCGGTAGATAAGCTCAAAGGCGACCGAGCCAACGCCTACAAGTAAAGGAGGGATAACTCATGGGATTAATTCCACGACCACAAATGTACATGGACCCCAACATTGGGTTGGGCAAGATTGCCGACATTCGGCACACAGAAGTTGACTCTGCAGTCGCTGCTGGGGTAGTCGCTGCCGGGGCTGCCGTTCAAATGAGCTCAGGGGCTGTTACGACCGTTAGTGACGGTAAGTTCTATGGCGTTGCAGTAGCCAAGGACTACGTCGATAACTTGGATGATTCTCCGCAAACGTCTAAGTACAAGGCTAAGCAGATGGTTCCTGTTTTACGTAAGGGGACCATCAATGTTGCCATCACGGCCGACGTTACGGAAGGACAACCAGCTGCTGTTGACGGGACGACTGGGAACTTCAAGCCGGCCGCAGATGCTGACACGATTGTGGGGACGTTTAAGACGGCAGGTAAGTTTGTTGCCGACGACGCCACTGCGGGCTCAACGGCCCAACTTCAAATTAACTTGCCATAAGGAGGCGACAGTAGATGCCACAAGAATTAGCAATGATTGAAAATCGCGACTTAATCGCGATGGAAAAGACGGTGCTTAAGGCACCGCAAGAAGAATTAATTGGTCGGTCACTGTTTCCGACAATTCCGGGGGTAAATCCCGGGGCAGAGACCTACGGGTACAGCCTAATGACCCGGCACGGTGCTGCCAAGGTTATTGCCAACGGGGCCGATGACTTGCCGATGGTCGACGAAGACGTTAAGCGAGCTTATCAGCCAATCTACACTATTGCCGCTGGTATTCACTTCACGTATCAGGAAGTATTTGCCGCTCAAATGGCCGGACAACCGCTTCAAACGGATAAAGCTGAAACGGTCCGCCGGGCAATCTCCGAAAAGGAAAATGACATCATCTTCAACGGGGAATCAAAGGTTGGTATCACTGGTCTGACAAACCTTGAAGGTATTCAGGCAATGAACGCCGACAAGAAGTTTTCAGAGTCGACCGGGGCAGAGATGCAAGAGACCTTGCGTAAGGCTAAGTCCTTAATTACTGTAATTCCGGGGTTCAATCAAGCACGGTTGAAGCTAGTTTTAGCACCAGCCCAATATGAATCTTTGAACTCACGTTACAGTGACTACGACTCTCGTACCATTCTGGAAGTCATCAAGGCCGCCGGCTGGTTTAATTCCATCGAAACAACCTCTGCTTTAGTGGGTAAGGGGTTGGATAACTCAGAATGTGCGATGATCTTTGATTCCACTTCACAAACCGGTGGTTTCTTGCTCCCTCGTGACGTTACGCAGTTCCCACAAGAAGCACATTATCCTAACACGATTGTGCCTTACGATGAACGGACCGGTGGTCTGGTAATCAAGACGCCGTACGCCATCGTTAAGTTGTCAGGAATCTAAGGAGGACGCCATGTTAGTTAAAAATAAGGGTAAATTCATTCACAATGTTGGTGGGGTGCAACTGGTCCCTGGTTCTAACCAACTCACCAAGAAGCAATCCGAAGCATTCAACGCAGCTATCAAGTCGAATAAGTTGAATGCTTTTTTAATTGAAAAGGGCACCTTATCTGCTGTTGAAGGTAAAGGTGGCAAGGACGTGCAAAGCGTTACTGACATGACCCTTGACCAAGCACTGCCTGAGATTGCTGACACCGTATCGGTTGAGACACTGACCAAGTGGTTGGCCGATGAACAACGCGGCGCCGGTCGTAAGAAGATGGTGGACACGTTGAAGGCTCGGATTGCTGAATTAAAGACCCCAGAAGATGAATAGAGGTGGTCTAAGTGGATGAAGCGGATAAGAGCACCATCCAGAACGTTCGGCTGATTCGGTCGGACTTGACGAAGGTCAGTGACGATACTATCCAACTCGCAATTGATGATGCTTGGACCGAGGTTCAGAGCCGCGGCTTCCCCGCACGGTATCAGGAGCAGGCATGTCGTTACTTAGCGGCTAGTCTGATTAACCGCGAAGATGATCGCGTTTCCTTGAAACAAGTCGGAGATTTGAAGAAGCAATATTTCAAGGGTGTCAACGCTTGGGCCGACCGGTACAAATACTTGTTGAGCCAGTTCGGTGATGGTGGCCCCCTCAGAATTGTGGTGATTTGATGGAAGATTTTGACAGAATCCCAGATGTCGAACGGGAGATGGCGGAGCTAAGTCATCTACAGTTGCAGGTCGGGATATTTGGTGAGGATGGGTCGTTTATGCAAATGATTGCGTCCGCTAACGAATATGGCGCTGATATTGAACCGAAAAACGGCAAATGGTTGACGATTCCCACCGAGAATGCGCCAAAGGGAGCCAAGGCACGAGATATTGAGGGACTTTTTCGACCTAAGGATAAAAATATTCTTGCTGTCAGTGATGGTAAGGGCGGACTTATCCCGATGTTCTATCTGGCAAAGAAAGTTCATATCCCAGAGCGTTCCTTCATTCGGTCGACTTTTGATGAAAAGGTGGACGACTGGATCGAGTACATTGTCGACCGAGTAGTTGATTTGGGGATGGGTGAAAGCAGGGCCACAGCTAGAGAGATTATGGAGGGGTTGGGTATCCGCATTCAGCGCGATATCCAGAACAAAATTCGTTCCATTGAGTCACCAGCCAACGCTCCCGCAACTATCGCCAGAAAAGGTTCTAGTTCCCCGCTGGAGGACACCGGACACCTACTTCAAGCCGTTACTTATAAGGTGGTGAACGTTTGATGTATGAAGAATTTGCCGACATGCTAGTGGAATTTGGAATCCCACTGCTAGTGTATCTACCTGCCAATGGCGAGGGTGGTCACTTAGAGCATGGAACTTGGGTTAAGGACTCTGAGACGCCACCAGTTGAGGTCAGTGAGCCACTGGTGGTGCCATCCAAGACATCATTGTACAGCATGGAGGTTCAGCATAACGCGGGTGGGGAGACGCAATCTTACGATGCTGTTTGGTATTCAACGATGGAGGCCCCTAAGGGAACAGTCGTTGAAAATAAGCGGACCGGTCGAAAATACGTTGTTGACCACGAGCGGGATTATACGGATTACTCTGACGTGCACGAGTACGACCTGAAGGGGGCAAGTAACCATGACTGACGGTTCTTTTGAGTATGGAGCGCTGGCTGATGTTCTAATAGATGAAGTTAAGTCTTTAGTGGGATGTGACCTAGTTGAGCAGGATTTTTCTGGGCCGCAACGCGCTTACCCTTTCTTCACTTATAAGATCACTACGCCTTACATCAAGGACATGGAGCAAATGAATAACGGCGAGATGTTCGATTTGACGGTCTCAATGACTTGCTGTAGTGACAACAGCATTAAGGCTCAAGACCTCGCTATGAAGCTCTTTAAGAATCTCAAATCTGATAACGTGCGTCGCAAACTTCGAACGGATCACGATATCGTCATTGCCGATGTTGATTCTTTCGACAACCGAAGCGTTTTTCAGTCCGTCAATTATGAACGGCGCGTTGGGTTTGATTTACACCTTCGAGTAGTGGATGGCTTCCATGAAGATATTCCAACCATCGATAAGATTAACTTAGACAATACAAATTAAGGAGGTAGCTAAATGACTGTAGCTACGAAGATTGGTGACATCACTGTTACGATCGATGTCAACCACCCGGTAATCCCTGTTGGCTTAGGGGTCCCGGGACTTTTTATTAAAGGTGATACCCAGAAGGACCAAGTGTATTCAAGCTTGGACGCCTTAGCAGCTGACTACGCGGAAGGCACTGACATCTATAAGGTGGCATCAGCATACTACGCACAGCCAAATGCAGGAACCACGATTGAAGTGATCACCTACACAGCGTCCACGACTGATGCTGACACGAAGTCAACGACTGGTGGGATTTCTGCGGCCGCTGCCGCTTACTTCTTTAGCGTCTGGCATTTCGCCGTTGTTATCGGTGACAATGACGCAGATCAGTTGGAACTGAGCAACTACATCGAAGAACAGAACTTTAAGTTCTTAGTTGCGGAGTTCACCACGCCGGACGCAGCGAAGGCTTACACCAATAAGCGGACCATTAACCTCATTCATAAGGCCACGACGGATAACTTTCCAGTGGCCTTTTTAGGTCGAGTAGCTAACCAGACAGTCGGCTCTGTGACGTGGAAAGGTAAGGGCGATTTAGTGGGCGTTGAAACTGACGACTTATCTTATCCCGAGTATGCAGCAATTGAGGCGGCTCATGGTATTTGCTATGTAGTCAAGGGGAAAAAGGCCGTTAGCTCTAACGGATGGACAGCTTCCGGAGACTGGATCGATGTTTTTCATGGCAGTGATTGGGTCAAGGTCAACATCGAATCATCTCTTCAAGATTTGTTGAACACCCAAGATAAGATTACTTTCGATGATCTTGGATTTGCTCAACTTCAAGCAGTTGTTGAGAAGGTTCTCTCTACGGCCTATGCCAACGGGATTATTGCTTACAATGCCACAACTAAGGCAGCGGACTATTCAGTTACGGCTGATAAGTATGCCGACCTGTCTGTTGAGGATATCAAGAACCGTCAATATAACGGGATTCACTGGTCTTATACGCCTGCCGATGCTGTGCATGGCATGAAGGTCGGCGGTACTCTCGATTTTCCATACTAAAGGGGTGATAAATAATGGCTAAATGGAATTACGATGCGACTGACGTTAAGGTCATTGCTGATAGTGAACCAATGTACGGATATCAACCCGGAGACATGGTTTCAGGCGAACGAACCAACAACTCTGAAGATTATGATGTTGATGCTCAAGGCTGGGGTGTTTTTAGTACAAATAATGATATTCATGGAACTATCACGATTAACTTGTCTGCTGGTTCACCAGCAAACCTTAAGTTGATGGCTCTCGCTAATGCTCATAAAGAATTTACGTTGAGTGTTACGACGCCACACGAACGGGTTTACTCGAATCAGGCCAAAATCCAAAAGGTACCATCATTTGGTGCGGGGACCAAGACCGGCGTTAAAGCATGGGTAATCTTGTGCATTGACTACAACGATGAAATGAACGAATAAAACTAGACGCTTAGGGTTCGACTCCCTGAGCGTTTTTTGTACCAAAAATTTATGTAAAGGGTGATTACAAATGACTGTAGCAAAGAAAACTGTATCGCAAGACACTAAGGCAACTAATGAGGTAGCGAAGGCGCGGCAAAAACGTGATGAAGTAGAACGGATGCCACTCAAGCGGATGGGTAAGACCGAAACTATTACGGTCGATGATTACGATGGTCCCAAAGACTACACGTTCTTTTTCCCTGGTTTAAAGAAGGCCCATAACCTCGTAGACTTTGCGCGCATGGGGAACGGAGTTATTGATAATACCACGTACAATGAAGGCCTTATGAAAACGGTAATTGTGGAACCTAAGACGGATTGGGATTACTGGGATGAACATGATGGTTATGGCAAGGTCATGGACGAAGCTGATCGGTTTCTTGGCGAGTGGCTGCGCAAGTAATCGAAAAGGAATGCAATTGGAGCTTGCCTATCGGAATAATCGGCAGTATGAGTGGCCGGTTGAGATGGGGATTGCTACGCGCGAAGAGGTTGAGTTGGCGACCTTTGATGAACTAGAAATGTTTAACTATCAAGCCGATAAAAAATTTGAGTTGATGCAAGGATTGAATCCCGAAGAATAGTGAGGTGAAAAAGTATGGCAATCAAGCACACGACAATCGATATTGATTGGAAAGTTAATACCAACGAGCTGAAAGCGTCAGTGCAAATGACCGACGAGTATGCTTCCAAGGCATCACAAGGATTCAAGTCGGCGCAACGTTCGGTTGATCGGCTGGGCAATTCACAGGCTGCGGTTAACAAGGTTCTAAAATCTGCTCAGCAGGATTATCAGTCTGCTTCTCAAAGCATGGACAAGTACCGAAATTCAACCAAGTTATCGGCTACTGAGTTAAAACAACTCAGACAGGATACCGAAAACTATGAAAAGCGGCTGGCCTCAAGCCAACGTCAAATTAACCTCATTACCAAAGAGGGTAATAGTTACACTACCATGTTTAAGGCCCAAGGCCATCAACATGCTGCCCGTAGCGCAGAGTTGACATCTCTGCGTGGTACATATGTGTCCCTTCAGACGCAGTACCAGCGCGAAGCCTTGCAGTTAGAACGAATTAAAATTCGATCGGGTGAGACTTCGAAGGCTTATTTGAATCAAAAAATTAAACTCAATGAGCTTGGAACACAGATAGCCAATGCATCGTCCAAGCTCAATGGGTTTAACCGAGCCCAGAAGTCCATGAAGTCGGCTTCTGAGTCCGCTAACCGTGTTTATGATAAGACCAAGGCATTGAGCCTAGGTGTTGGCGCGGCATTTGTCTATGGCGCTAAGAAGGCCATTGAACTTCAGCATGAGTATAAGGTCACCAATAACTTGCTGATGACCGGTGGTGAGAGTGCCAGAGCTTCACTTAAGGCCACTAAGCAAATGCAGGCCGATGGTGCCAAGTACTCGATCCAATATGGTAAGTCCCAAAAGTCAATCGCCGAGGGCTACCAAGAGCTAACCAAGCGTGGATATACGTCCGAACAGTCTCTTGGGTCGATGCAGGCGCTTTTGAAGGCGTCTGTGGCCTCTGGGGATAGTTTCTCGGACGTCGTACATGATTCGACGGCGGCTCTTGAATCCTTCGGTATGCGGGCTAATTCGACTGCTGGCATGATTAAGAATACTAAGACAGTCACTAACCAAATGGCGTACGCCGCCGATTTGACGGCGACAGACTTCCATGCGATGGGGATTGCTCTTAGCTATTCCGGTGTTAGTGCTAAACAGGCTGGGTTAAGTCTTTCAGAAACTTCTAGCGCAATCGGTATCTTATCCAATAATGGGCTTTGGAAACTGGCCTCGCTGCTAGAAATGGCAGCGTAATTAAACTCCGTTAACTCGGGGAAGACTAAATAATAATGATTTTATGGTATTCTTGACATATGCCAAGAAGATTAACGCAAGTAGAAGCGCAAAATAGAATAGATGAAATGCAGGATAACCAGTATGAACTTTTGGGTAAGTACATTAACAAGGAAACACCAGTACTCATTAGATGTCGAATTTGTGGTCTAGAGTGGAAATGTAGACCTGGAATTTTATTTCAACATCGAGTAGGTAAAAATTGTCGTCATCACGTTAACCTCACACCTGAGATGGCTCGAACGAGAATGCAAAATGCTTCTGATGGAAATATTTCAATGATTGGGGAATACAAAGGATCAAAAATCCCAACTAAAATGAAGTGTAAAGTTTGTGGGCATGTATGGCCAACAGAGCCATTTGTTGTTTATTCAATGGGTTTTGGGTGTCCAAAGTGTTCTGGAAAAGCCAAAAAGAGTACTGATGATTTTAAATCAGATGTGAAAAAGTTGGTTGGTAATGAGTATTCAGTTGTAGGTATGTACGTGAATACACATGAGCCTATTGCAATACGACATAATGTTTGTGGAACTACATTTAATATGGCTCCAGATAATTTTTTGAGCCAGTCTCAACGGTGCCCGTATTGCAAGCTCTCCAGGGGTGAACGTGCGGTAGAAGAGTATTTGAAAAAGTACCATTTTAAATACCTATCACAATATAAATTTGATGATTGTCGTTACATCTTACCCTTGCCTTTTGATTTTGTGTTATTAGGTTCTGAAAATAATATTTATTGTGCTATTGAATTTCAGGGGCTGCAACATTATTCAGTAGGTTTTGGCGGTGATGAAGCACTGCTAGATCTTAATAAAACAAGGGATAAAATAAAGGCAGATTACTGTAAAACCCATCGAATTAAGTTGGTTGCTATACCTTGCAAGAGTAAAGGCTATTCTTTTAAGCAAATTAAAGCGTTAGTAAAAAAATACCTTGATGAACATTACTATATGTTAATCCCGAACCAAGCCTAATGGGAAACCTTAGGAAGGCGTAACGACTAGATAGATTAACCTAAACGAGTCTCACCAACTTGGTGAGACTTTTTGCATGGAGAAATATCCACGAAGGCGGAGCACCTAAACAGCACGGCTGCAGGTGGAAATATAGTCTGAACTCATGGGAAATCATGAGAAGTGGGGGATAAAGAGCCTTCACGATAACAAATTGAGAAGCGGATAAGGCTGGTACTGGATTACGTAAGACTTTGACTAGTCTTCAATCACCATCTAAGATGGCTCAAAAGGCCATGGCCGAACTTGGCTTGTCCACTAAGGACTTTACCAAGAAGAATGGCGATATGAAGTCAATGGCTGATACATTTGGCCTGATTCAGAAACATAGTGCAAAACTTGGCGCTACTGAAAAAGCTTCCGTATTTCATAATCTGTTTGGGGCAACAGGGCAACAAGCTGGAGCCATCTTAGCTGAGAATGCTGATCAGCTTGGCAAGTTAAACGAGAAGGTCAAGGATTCAGCTAAGAATGACTATACCGGCAAGCTGTCTGCAAAGAACATGCAGTCTGCTCAAAACCAGATTAACAAATTTAAACAGGCTGCGTCAGGATTAGCTATCACTTTTGCACAAACGGTACTCCCGTCGATTACTAAGCTGGCAATTGGTATGGGTGGCTTGCTGGAGAAGTTCGGCAAACTCGATAAGTCACAGAAGACTATGCTGACGTGGACTGCCATAACGGTTGCTGCATTGGCACCGGCAGCGAAAGTTGTTAGTGTTATCACAACGCTAGGTAGTGCGGCCATCAAGACGGCCAAACTCATTAAAGGATTGGCTGTATCTCAAGATGTATTAGCTGCGTCCTCAACAGCATTGGCAGAATCTGAAGGAGCGGCTAGTGCCACAAGCTCGGTCTCTTCGGCAACTACCGGCAAAGTTGGGAAACTATCTGCTTCTAGTTTAGTCTCTAAACTTGCTTATGCTGGTATTGGTTTAAGTGTTGGTAGCGATGTTGTTAAAGCAATTCATTCTGGTGTTGATAGCAAGCAAGGCGGCAAGGAGTTATGGCACGGCGCTGGTTCCGCAGTCGGCGGTGGAGTTGCGGCCGCTCTAAGTGGTGGAAATCCACTTGTTGCCACAATTGGTGCAGCTGTTGGTGGGGCCATAGGCAATGCAATTGCTGATAGTCCCATTGTTAAACAAGTAAATAAGACAGAACGCAAAAATATTCATAGTTACGATGCCAGCGCTAAAAAGAGTGGCTCAGCGAGTCACCAAACGCTACGAACTAATCCTTACGGTTCCGGTGCTGGTAATGATATTTCTGGCTTATCTATGGGTAGTTCTAACAATAAGAGCGTAAGTGGTGGCTCACACAAGTCTTCTGGTAAGGCATCTAAGAAGGACAATCCCTTCGACTCTTTGCCAAAGGATGCACGAACCGCCACCCAGACAGCGACTCAGCTAGTCAGTTCGGCAAATAAGGACTGGGCCAATGCTGCAGCCGATTTTTCCTTAAAACAGACTAAGAAAATCAAGGCAGACGAGTCCTCACTGCTTACGTCTAATAGCACTAAGTACGACAAAGCATACTCAGCTCTGTCAGGTTATGTCGATAAGACGACTTCTAAATCAACTAAGGCCGCAAGCTTTTTGGAAAAGATTGGTGCAACTAGTGCTGGTTCAGCACAAAAGGCACTTAATTCACAAAAGTCATACAATCAAAAGCACTTGGCGGCTGTCAAAGCCGACTATACGGCGATTGAACGTGATGAGCGTACCGGTGGTAAGAATAGGGTTGCACTGGTTCGGAAGCTGAATGCAGATATTCTCAAGCTAACCGATAAAGGAAATCAGAAGCAGCAGTCCTTACTAAGAAACCTAAACTCTCGGACATCTAAGCTAACAACGAAGCAATACAACTCGGTGGTCAGTCAGTCGGCCAAATCTTATAGTCTGACGAAATCCAATGCCAAGAAGACTTACACTGCGCAAGTTTCTTCAGCAAAGGACCGTTACGATCAGACTCTAAAGTCAGCTAAGCAGCTTTATGGTGTAAAGTCTGCTGAGTATAAGCGAATCAAGGGATACGCTCAGGATCAGTACGACAAGACCACTAGTGCGGCACATGATCAGTACAAGAAAACGGTGCACTGGGCAGAAAAGCAACGCGATGCCGTAGTTCAAGCAGCTGCTGATGCCGCAGGTGGTATCAACGGGATTATGGGCGTTATGTCCAATAATCTTGAAACTATGCTTAATCAAAACTCTTCTGCAACCGGCTCTAAACACCAAAAGCCAGTATCTGATACGAAGTCCATCAAGAATAACTACAATCCCGGAAACAAGTTAGCCAAGGCAGCTGGGAAAACTTATATGGGTAGCGGGATTACAGTCAATCAGGGACTCCCTGGAAAAGCTACTGGTGGATCAATCCGTAAGACCGGTATGGCAATGGTTGGGGAAAATGGCTCCGAGGTCTTACAACGCGGGAAGCAATTCAGCGTTGTGGGTGCTAAGGGTGCGCAACTTCTACAGGTACGATCGGGTGATCGTATCTACAGCCACGCAGATGTTACCAAGATGGCACATGGTGCTTTCAGTCAACGACTACCTAACTTTGCTGCTGGCACGACCCAGTTAACTAGCTTTGCAGCTGATAGTGGAGCCGCTATGCCAGGGCTGAGCAAGAAGACCTCTAAGGACTCAATTTCGGAATCCAAAAAGATGTCGAAATCAGTCACTAAGAACTACGGTGACATGTCTAAGAAGTCTGCTTCGTCGCTGAAACAGCTCAACAAGAAAAACGCCTCATTGTGGCATGATACTCGCACTGATGCGGAATCTGAGACCACTAAACTGCATAAGCGGGCGGTCAAGAAGTTTAACGACGTCAAAGATGATACAGTCACCTCACTGAAGTCGATGCACAAGCAGTTTAACAGCGTCACAACGGACCTAGTTAGCGATTTTGGGTCCATTTTTGGCAAGTTAAAAGGTCAAGCCCATGACGGGATGGCCGGTGCAATTTCATCGATGAATTCCGGTATCAGCAGTATCGATACCACACTGGCACAGTTTGGTGGGAACAAGTCTGTTTTGAAGCCAATTCACTATGCAACTGGGTCTAAGGGTCCAATCGCTAGTGATCAATTGGCTGTCCTTAACGACGCAACAAGTGGCCCTCGACAAGAACTAGTGGCCCGTGGTAGTCAACTTTTGAAGCCTATTGGTAAGGATGTCATTACACCTCTGAAAAAGGGTGATGAGGTCTTTAACGGAACACAGGTTGAGAAGGCCAAGCCATACTTGCCTCACTTCAAAAAGGGAACTGGTGCGTCAGACGACAAGCTGATCAGTCTGGCTTCTAAGAATCATAAGAACCCAAATGTTGCTTGGAAACGTGATTTCGACAACAAAACAGCCAAACCCAAGGGGTCCGACCTACAACGTGGGTTGACCACTACAACCAAGGGCGCAACAGATTCTGTCGGTCCTAATTGGTACAAGGCTGGTTGGAACGTCATCAATGATGCTATAAATGGTGGCAGCGGGGCCGGCGGTAACTGGGCGCACTCACCAGGTTCTGGGTGGAGCACAGGTAGCAATGGCCAGAAATTTGGTGATAGTCGTGACGGCGGTAGCCATGATGGCGTAGATTTTGGCGCAGCGTTGGGAACTCCATTTCATGCTATGCATGGTGGGGTTGTAACACGTGCTGGAAATCCTGTTTGGGCCCCCGGGGCTTTAGGTAAGGTCATTACCGTTAAGAGTGATGACGGTTATCAGGAAATCTACCAAGAATTTGGTGGAATGAGAAATATCAAAGTTTCCGTTGGTGACAAAGTCAAAACGGGGCAAATACTTGGTACTCTTGGACCATTAAATGGTGCTGGTAGCGGAGCTCATTTGCACGTCGGTGTATCTCACGGGTCTTTGTGGGACCATGGGGGGACTTCAACCCGCGGCTGGTACGATGTCACCAAGATGCATGGCAAGAGTTCTGGTGTGGAGAAGAGTAAGCCTAAGGATACTGGCGTTGAAAAACTCTTCAAGCAAGAGATTGGCAAGTCAGCGTTGGCTTGGATTTCTAAGAACCTTCAAAATGACTCGGCTGGCGGTTCAATGGGAAACCCCGGAGTGTCTGGAGTTAAACGCTGGAAGTCAGCAGTCGAGAAGGCTCTTAGAGCCAATAGCCTTTCAGCTACGGATTGGCGTGTAAATGATATGCTACGGCTTATCAGTCGTGAGTCAGGCGGCAACCCAACCACTGTAAACAACTGGGATAGCAATGCCAAGGCCGGTAATCCTTCTAAAGGGCTGACCCAGACAACACTATCAACCTTTAAGGCAAACACTTTTAAGGGGCATACCAACATCTTGAATGGGTATGACAACATACTAGCTTCCATTCGATATATCAAACGCCGTTACGGTTCTGGACGGGCGGCCTTTGAACGTGTTGCGGCAAGTGCTTATGCCAAGGGTGGTCGTCCGAAGGTTGGCGAGTGGTCAATTGTTGGTGAGAAGGGACCAGAACTCTTCAAACCAGATTCAGCCGGAACCATTTATCCGCACGAAAAATCGAAGCAGATCGCGAACCAACCAATGCCTTCAAACTCACGACACAGTAGTAAACCCAAGATTGATTTTCACCCAACGATCAATGTCAATATCACTGGTGACGCCAGTGGAAATGTCACGAAGCAACAAGTTATGAAGTGGGTCAAGGAAGCGATGGGTGAAAGCTTTGAGCAGTTACAAGACCTGTTAGGAGGAGCGTAATGGTAAAACCTGTATACAAACGAACTCGGGATGGGACTTCCGAGTTTTTTGGTGCATATATGCACGAGTATGGAAAAAACAAGGTATCTCAACGAATCGGCATTCACGCTAAGACTGAGGATGATGATTCTGCTTCAGAGGTAACTCAGTATGCGATTGAGAAGGGCGAACCTATCACTGATCATTCGCGGCCAACAAGTAAGACAATAACCCTTTCAATCTTAATTCAAGAAGACACGATGGCTAAGGCTAATAAGGTTTGGTCCAAGTTGAATAAGTGGCGATTCGACGGTACCCAAGTTGTTTTCAAGGGTGCCGTCGTTTACTACAAACATCTTCAAATTGAGGATTTAACCCGGCATGGTGAAAAGTATGCTTCGACCATTGAGGCAACCATGAGCTTGAAGTTTGTACATTTTGCTAAGACTTCCCGAATCAAAAAGAAGGGTAAAAAAAGTAACGGCAATAAGAAACCTACTGGTAGCACCAAGTCTGCTCAGACTAAGGGCACTTATCGCAAGACTAAGGCCGGTGATACTTACTGGGGCTTCCATCAAAGCTTTGGGACGTCAATTGCAACGTTACGTAAGTGGAACAAGTATCCGGATCGCAAGATACCAATTGGCGTCCGGATTAGGGTTAAGTGAGGTGAGTGGTGATGTCGCAACGCGACTACATTCCGATAGATGTTGATGATTTACCGGAGATTTTTGAAATTGAATTAGCAGATATCACCTTCAACTTTGGAGTGTCCTACAACGCTGTTGGTGATTTTTTTACGGTCGATTTATACGACGAGGACCTCAACCCAATCATCTTAGGTGAAAAACTAGTGTTGAATCACCGACTATGGGCCTATGTCAATGATGACCGACTGCCAGCGGTTGACTTGGTACCCATGGATGAGTCCGGACAAGCCACAGCCGTCAATGCTGAGACTTTTGGACGGACAGTGTTCTTGATGATCGATGATATTGACCCAATAGATGATCTTAGTAGCGATGACTATGTTGGAATTGGCGAAGATGGGGGTGATGATGATAGCAGCTAAGTATCAAGTGGATCGGCGAGTCAAGTTGGTTCTGGATACAGGTAAGGAAAAAGTGACGCTTGAAAATCTCAACCGGCTGAATCACTTACTAGAGATTCAGTTTAGTGTGCCATTTTCTAGCGAGCCCACACCAGATGTTGCAACAGTGACCATCATGAACCTATCTAAGAAGACACGGGCTCTTTTTAAAAAAGGAGAGCACGTCACACTTTATGCCGGGTATAAAGGCGATGTTGGTGTTTTAACGGAAGGGAACATTAACAAGATTCCGCCACTGTTGTGGTCCGGGGTGGACTCCCAATTCAGTTTCACCTTCATCCAGGGTGCCGACTACTCCAAGAAGAAAGACGTTTCGATTACCTTCAAGAGAGAGTCGAACGCTGAACAAGTTATCAAGGCGATTGCGAAAAAGTCAGGTATTCCGCTGAAGTCCATCAAGCTACAAATTCCGAAGAAATTTAAAAAGGGATACACCGCTGATGGTCAGCCGCTGGAATTAATTGAGTCCATTGCCAAGAAGTGCGGGTCGGTTCTCCGGATTGTTCGCGGAAAATACTGCGTGGTCTATGACACCAGTGCCAGTGATTTGCAAAAAATTGTACGGACACGACGTACTGCTGTTCGTTCTGCTCACAACCACTATCTGACCAAGTTGAAACAGCAGGGGACGACAGCTAAGTATCGGTCGTCTACGACAGCTACAATCTCTAAGGACCGAGAGCTTTACAAGAAAAATTTGTCTGCCGCTCAGGGACGGCTGAAGAAGGCTAAGACTAAGAGTGGTAAAGAGGCGGCTAAAAAAGCAATCGCACACTGGCAAAAGCGTATCAGTGAGGTTGGAAGCTTGAAGTCTCACAAGAATGCAGTTGAATCCTATGCCAAGCGTACCAAAGAAGTTAAGGACGCTAAAGATGACTGGATTAATGCTAAGAAGTTGTTGACCAAGGCGGAGAGGGCGCTGAAGAAGGCCGGAGGGGCCAAGAAAAATAGCACGGCAACCAAGCCTGCTGAGTTCTTACTCTCAAACGAAACTGGACTCACTGATGAGCCTGCCTACAGTGAAGATGACGATGGTGAATCTTGGAGCTTTAGTTGTCTACTGCAGCATCGAATAACAACTGATGCGGTGATCAAGGTCAAAAGCCGCAATCTGAATCGTACGATGGTTGTCGATAACGGGGAACACACTTATGATGGGTCGTCCTTCCTAACAACGGGGGTGCTGAAGTAATGGCAAACAAAAGACCAGAACTAAAATTTTTTCGTTTCTTCGCACGAAAAGTAAAGCGTGAGACACACGTCCACCTACTTTGTCGAGTGGTTTCGGTAGAGTCGGATCATACCTGCACCGTACAACCACAAGACCTTGCGTCTGATGGCGATAAGCGAGGGATGATTCTGAGTGTACGAATTCCTAAACATGCTCGAGACGATGTCAAAAAGGATGTCAGCGTTAGTGTGGGCTTCTTTGATCGCGACGTTTCAGAAGCGGATGTAGGCGATACAAGGGATATCTCAAACGCTTCAGACCGTTTGCATAGCTTAAATGATGCTTTTATCGAGGCGGTGTTTTAATGGAACTGCGAGATTTAAAACAAGATGAGAACGGCGATTTAATTATCGAAAATGGTGAGATGCAAACAGTTACCGGTAAAGAGGAACTGGCCCAAGGGATTCGGACCATCATCAGTAATCAGTTAGGGGACGCGTCGTTAGAACCTGATTTGGGGATGGACTACGAAAATCTGATTGGCGAAGACTTTAACGAAGCCTTTGCCCAATCTGATTTTGAAGACGCCATTCTGGAGCAGGAACCCCGAGTGGTAGCCATCACAGATGCCACTTTTAATTTGGATCATAAAACGCGAATTTTGTCGGTAACATTGAAGATGACCGTTGATATGAATCAGACGGGTAATGAGGATGACCAAGAGGAAATAGAACAGGAGGTGACGATTGATGGCGGAAACTGATACTGAGTACGGACTAACGCCGCAAGGTTATGTAGCGGAGCCAGAGGATGCAATTCAAATTGACCTATTTGAGCTTGCTGGTAGTCTGATGGGTTCTAATATCGGGACGGCTGAAAAGTCTATCTTAGGTAGTTTTATCCGTATCGTGGCTCACCGAATGGCTAAGTACGAGCAAACTATCGGGAACGTTTGGGACTCGTGGTTTTTCGATACCGCAACAGGGATTACCTTAGACAAGGTTGTTGCCTTATTAGGACTAACCCGAAATAAATCACAACCAGCTTACGTGTCTTTATCTTTTACCGGAAAAGCAGGAACAGTGATTGATGCTGATGAGATGTTTGAAACGGAAGATGGACAAACCTTCATACTTGAAGATGCAGTTATTTTGGATGCCGATGGCAATGGTTCCGGCATTGCTGTCTCGATGGATGAGTCAGCTGATGCGAATGTCGCAGCAGGTACGATTACTAAGCAAACCATGCCAGTTGAAGAGATCACTTCGGTCACTAATCCGGTGGCAGCGAATGGTGGCATGACTACCGAGGATGATGAGACTTTTAAGAACCGGGTAAAAGTCTTCGAAGAATCACTGTCGGGGGCTACTCGTGACGGAATCAAATCATCAGTGGCTAACGTAGCCGGGGTCGATCAAGTAGAGGTTAACGTCAATGACACCAATGAAGTCGATGAAAATAGTGACCCGCCAAAGTCAATTCACGTCTATGCTTCAGGCGGTATCGATGGTGATGTAGCCCAAGCCATTAGCGATACTCTTGCTGGCGGGACTCAGACAGTAGGGGAAACGGTGTGCAAGGTACTGGACCGCGGCGGATACCCGCAAGAGATTCACTTTGACCGTCCAACGGGCGTGCCAATCTTTATGATGGTCACGCTTGATACTGATAGCACCTTATTTGAGACAGATGGAATTGATCAAATTAAAGCCAACATCAAAACGTATCTTAACTCTCTAACGATGGGAGATAAGGTGCGTTTTACTTATCTCTACACTTTGGTTTATGGAGTGGTCGGCGTGACTGATGCGGAGATCAAGATTGGGCGCACAACTGATACTTTAGCAGCGTCCGATATCCAGCTAGAGACCTTTGAGTCAGCAACTTATGCTCCGGGCAATATTGAGGTGGTAACTAATGCAAATTGATCCAACAATTAAGGACTTACCGCCATCTTTTGATCGGTCTACTGGGTCGAACAATTGGAAGATGATGCAGTTGGTCGAACAGCCGATAGGTGCTGGTGAGAAGCGATTGGATATGCTGTTGAAAATGCGGTCACTAGACACTGCTGAGGGCGGATTCCTAGACAGAATAGGTAACATCATTGGAGTTTATCGAGGACAGATGGATGACGACTTCTATCGGCGAATGATTTACGCACGTCTTGCGCGACGTCATACCGATGGGACCATCAACCAGATTTATGATGTCGTCTCGGTAATCCTCTCTGCGGATCCACACGAATTTTGGGTACGCCCTCTTTGGAACGTAACTGGTGAACCAATGGCCATTGAGGTCTTGAATGTCCCGGCAATCTATATTGACTCACAGGAGAAGGAAGCAATGTTGCTTGATCAGGTCCGAGCATCCGTTGCAGCACCGACCAGAGTGGCAACAATTCAGTTTAGAACGACAGTCAAAAGTAATCTCTATATGACCTCTTACACTATGGTTCACCAGACAATTCATACAACGATGAACGTCGCGCAGGACCGCCACATCTCGATGCAAGGACAAGCTGGCTTAGCTAGTGTCACCAAAATTAGACAAACAATTAAAGCAAAGGAGGGGTAATAGTGGCAAGCAATGACGAGCAGAGAAGCGCAACAACCATCTTCACGACTGCCGCCCAGTCAATAGCTGCACGGCTTATCGCCAATAAAACAACGGCCAAATTTACTAAGGCAGAAATCAGCACCACTAATCTTTTTAATCAATCGGTTACCGAGTTACAAGTCCTAACATCACTTGATAATGTGCAGCAGACAGCCGACATTAATACCGTGACAGTCATCAACGACAATACTGTTGATGTCAATGTTGCAATTGACCAAACCAAAGCGCCTAATGATTACCAAATGAATTCGGTTGGATTGTTCGCTGTCGATGGTGATGGTAAGGAGGTGCTGTACAGTGTCACCGTGTTAAAAGACCCCGTTTATATCCATCAAGACGCGATGGGGTCGGCTTTGGGAATTGATCTGGAAACTGTAGTGGGTCAATCCAAAAACGTTGACTTATCAATCAACCCAGCTGGTGCAGTGACCAACGAAGCGTTGAAGGTGACCTTGGCTGATTATGCCAAAAAAGATGAGGTGCAAAACCTTATTCCTGATGATATCGCGACCACCAAGGATTTAGCCGATGGCGACGCGGAAACACTCACATCGGCGAAGGACTACGCGGACACGCAGGCCAGCGACAAGGTCAAGAATGCGGACACTGCTAACTGGCAGAAGGCAAAAATTTCTGCTGATGATGGCTCACCGAAGTCCTTTTTGTATGCCAAGGATAATGGCAACATTACGATGTGGATTGCTGGCCGACCGCTTGGGATGCACACCTTTTGGTGTGCCGCTGGCGTAACTGGTAATCCAGTGAGTTCTTCAATTCAAGGCACTATGTCGATTTCCAGCGTTAAAAATGGCGTGGGTTATTGTGTCAGTGCTGATGGCGATTTTATTTCCATTACCTTGGTGGACGGACAAGTCAACTATGACATCTTAACTAAGAAGTCTGACATTGACCCAAGTGTGATGGCTAAAACGACGCTGACGGCTACTGATGATGTGTTGACATTGGGTGCAGGAACATATTGGGTATGGGGCACAGCACCTAAAAATTATCCTACAAGTGTTCCGTGGGGCACCGTGGTGGTTAAGCTAAATCCAATCTCAACGACTGGAATGAATAAGCTGGTCGAGGTCACTGATACATCTCGTAATCGAGTTCTTAACACCTATTCTGGTAGCCCAGCTACTTGGTCAGGTTGGCACATACCCAACGAGGGATCACTTGCTATAGGCGCGGGTGCCAACAAAATCGCAGCAAACGGAAACACGTTTGTTCCGCTGGCCATTAACGTCGCAACAGGTGAGATTTGTCTACCTGATGGAACGGCAATCACACTAAGCTTGCCGGGCGGGGTCAAGCTAGGTGACCATATGCTCAATATTAGCGCTACTGATGGCCTAACCATTGATAACCAAGCATACTTCACCGCAGTGGCTGATGAAGCTACAGCAGCTTCTAAGGCGGCAGCTGACCCATTGCACAACTACACAACTGAGGAATAGGAGGCTACTATGGCAATTTTTAAAAAAGATGGTCAGGTATTTTCTTGGCACTCGAAAAATAAAAAGACCGAGTATGCCAACCGGCATGGCCCTAAAATTTTTGCTAGTACACGAAACTCCTTGGAATTGGTTGAAACATTGACAATTCCTAGTATGGAGTCTGGTGCACTAAGTTTATCCGTAGATAAGAGTAATCACTTTATTTTTGTAACCTTGTGGACTCAGGATTCAAGTTCTGTTAATCGATATACTCTAGGAGGAGTTAGTAGTCCGTACGATAAATTACTAATCGAAAATTATTCTGGTGAATCTGCATTTAAGCCATTAGTTGATGGTGATAATAATATTGTCATTGCTCGTAGAAACTACCTTAGAAAGATGGATTTAGACGGTCATCAGATGGCTTTTCATAGCTTAAATGATACTAGCCTTAGTCTGAATATTTATGATCAGACGTCATCCGGTGAGTACCTAGCAAAAGATAATGCAAGCAACATCTACCTATTTGATAAATCTGACTTATCAATTTCAAAGCAGATGAAATATGGGAACACCATATACGAAATGATGAACACCAATGCAGGAATTGCATTAGTAAACAATTCTAGTCTCTGGCTCTATGACAATGATCTAAATAACATTGGTGGTGTTATTGTTGGTGGTCAAAATTCAGCAATTGGTTTAGCAAATGTCAAAAATAAATTTTTCGTCTTTGGTGATAGTAATAGTAATAATATTGCTATCTATGAATTTATTGAGGCAAATTCTATAATTAATCCGAACAGAAATTAAAAAGCCCAAAGCAATCACTTACAATGGTAGTAGCTAATTCCAACCAATATAGGGAGTGATTACTTTGGGTACATCTACTTTATCACGTTTTCA